CAGCTGATATCGCAGCAGCGAAATCAGAACTAGTTGGTACTGCAGCAGCAGCTATGGATACTATGGGAGAAATCTCAGGAGTAGTTTCTTCGCTTCAGTCAGAGACTGACGCTGAAATGGCAGCAGAAGCAGCAACAAGAAGTACAGCAGACAGTTCTTTAACTGCAGCAATCGCAGCAGAGAAAGTAGCTAAAGATGCTACTATTTCTACATTACAAGCTGATGTTGATGGTAACGAAGTTGACAGTGACGCAGCAGAAGCATCTCTAACATTGAGACTTTCTATTGAGGAAGCAGCTAGGGCGGCAGCTATCACAGCAGAAGCAGCAGCAAGAAGTACAGCAGATAGTTCTTTAGCATTAGCAGCAGCTAATGAGAAAGCAGCTAAAGATGCTACTATTTCTACTTTGCAAGCGGATGTTGATGGTAACGAAGCAGACAGCGACGCAGCAGAAGCATCTTTAACGTTAAGACTTTCTATTGAGGAAGCAGCTAGAGCAGCAGCTATCACAGCAGAAGCAGCAGCAAGAAGTACAGCAGATAGTTCTTTAGCATTAGCAGCAGCTAATGAGAAAGCAGCTAAAGACGCTACTATTTCTACATTACAAGCTGATGTTGATGGTAACGAAGCAGACAGCGACGCAGCAGAAGCATCTCTAACATTGAGACTTTCTATTGAGGAAGCAGCTAGGGCGGCAGCTATCACAGCAGAAGCAGCAGCAAGAAGTACAGCAGATAGTTCTTTAGCATTAGCAGCAGCTAATGAGAAAGCAGCTAAAGATGCTACTATTTCTACATTACAAGCTGATGTTGATGGTAACGAAGCTGACAGTGACGCAGCAGAAGCATCTCTTACTACAAGGGTTGCAGCTGAAGAAGCAGCTAGAGCTTCACATGTTGACAAAGCAGTTGTTGACTTAGTAAATGGTGCTCCAGCAGTACTTGATACTTTAAGTGAACTTGCGGCAGCAATGAGTGATGACGAGAACTTCGCAGCAACTATTGCAGCTGATATCGCAGCAGCGAAATCAGAACTAGTTGGTACTGCAGCAGCAGCTATGGATACTATGGGAGAAATCTCAGGAGTAGTTTCTTCGCTTCAGTCAGAGACTGACGCTGAAATGGCAGCAGAGGCAGCAACGAGAAGTACGGCAGACAGTTCTTTAACTGCAGCAATCGCAGCAGAGAAAGTAGCTAAAGACGCTACTATTTCAACATTGCAAGCAGACGTTGATCAAAACGAAGCTGACAGTGATGCAGGTATTGCAGCTGAAATAGCAGCTAGAAGTGGTGCAATTGCAGCAGAACAAATCGCAAGAGCAGCAGCAGATAGTTCTTTAGCATTAGCAGCAGCTAATGAGAAAGCAGCTAAAGATGCTACTATTTCTACTTTGCAAGCGGATGTTGATGGTAATGAAGTTGACAGTGACGCAGCAGAAGCATCTCTAACATTGAGACTTTCTATTGAGGAAGCAGCTAGGGCGGCAGCTATCACAGCAGAAGCAGCAGCAAGAAGTACAGCAGATAGTTCTTTAGCATTAGCAGCAGCTAATGAGAAAGCAGCTAAAGACGCTACTATTTCTACATTACAAGCTGATGTTGATGGTAACGAAGCAGACAGCGACGCAGCAGAAGCATCTCTAACATTGAGACTTTCTATTGAGGAAGCAGCTAGGGCGGCAGCTATCACAGCAGAAGCAGCAGCAAGAAGTACAGCAGATAGTTCTTTAGCATTAGCAGCAGCTAATGAGAAAGCAGCTAAAGACGCTACTATTTCTACATTACAAGCTGATGTTGATGGTAACGAAGCTGATAGTGACGCAGCAGAAGCATCTCTTACTACAAGGGTTGCAGCTGAAGAAACAGCTAGAGCTTCACACGTTGATAAAGCAGTTGTTGATTTAGTAAATGGTGCTCCAGCAGTACTTGATACTTTAAGTGAACTTGCGGCAGCAATGAGTGATGACGAGAACTTCGCAGCAACTATTGCAGCTGATATCGCAGCAGCGAAATCAGAACTAGTTGGTACTGCAGCAGCAGCTATGGATACTATGGGAGAAATCTCAGGAGTAGTTTCTTCGCTTCAGTCAGAGACTGACGCTGAAATGGCAGCAGAGGCAGCAACGAGAAGTACGGCAGACAGTTCTTTAACTGCAGCAATCGCAGCAGAGAAAGTAGCTAAAGATGCTACTATTTCTACATTACAAGCTGATGTTGATGGTAACGAAGCTGACAGTGACGCAGCAGAAGCATCTCTTACTACAAGGGTTGCAGCTGAAGAAGCAGCTAGATCAGCAGCTGATAGTTCTTTAGCATTAGCAGCAGCTAATGAGAAAGCAACTAAAGATGCTACTATTTCTACTTTGCAAGCGGATGTTGATGGTAACGAAGCTGACAGCGACGCAGCTGAAGCATCTCTTACTACAAGACTTGCAGCTGAGGAAGCAGCTAGAGCATCATTAGAATCTAAGCACGATGCTGAAATGTCAGCTATTGATCTCTTAGAGACTGTTCTTTTCAATCAGGAAGTAACATATGCAGGTGCTGATGCAGCTGGTGATGTTGAACCAGGTATTACAATCGCTGAAGATTGTGACGATTACTCTAACGCTATTGTTTCAATCAATGGTTTAGAGATATCTGCAACCTTATTTGATTTCAAATCAGGGGCAACAACTTCTGAAAAGGCAATTAATGGTTATTCGTTAAGGCTTGATATGGCTACAATTGGTTATATCTTAGAGGCTGGTGATGTAGTTATGATTAAATACAATGCAATTAAAGGTAATCCATCTATAAGTGGACCAATTCTTTAATAGTTAGTTATACATAATTAAACAATATATAGTATAAGTTAAATGGACATATGACTATAATATAGAGAGACTTCAGACACCGCTTTATTGAGTGGTTATATTTACCAAAAACAATATATTTCTAAAAAGGGGGTATCTTCGGATACTCCCTTTTTTTATCTCTGAAGTGTAGTATCGATATAGGAATCTATGAGGGAGTCTTTTTTGATTTGGTCGTCGCTATGATACCATTGCCATTGGTATGTTGCTTTGTAGTTTTTTATCGACTGACGAAGTTCTTTTATTTGTTTCTGTATGTTTGGTATAACGCTATCATCAAGTTCTTTAACTTCGACATCCATTTTCTCTGCGTTCTTAATAAGACCGAGCCAGTCCCCTGTTTCGGCACATTCGACAACTTCTTTATATATCTCTTCCATTTCTTCTCTTTCGCCATCGGTGGCATCGATAAATCTATCGGGGTGAGTTTTCCCAAGAAGTTTTTTGTATACCTTTTTTAGTGATGGGGGTATCTTTTCTTTTGTTTTTTCTTTATGTTTCTCTTCTTTCAGTGTTTCTGTAATATTTTCTTCTGATAGGAGTTCTTCATATCTATCTTGGGTTTCTTGATCGAGAATCAACATTTTTTGTTCCACCTCGAACATAAAAAGACTATTGATTTGTCTATATAAATTCTGATGATAATCTTGTTCAGACTCTAGTTGTTCAAGTTGTCGTAGGTACTGGTTTACTTTTAGTTTTTCGATGGGTTTCATACTTAGATAAATATACTATAATAATACAGAAATGGAATATTTTACCCATTATCAATGTATTTATATAATAAGTAATAAAAAGGAATAATCTTATGTCTAAGAAAAGAGTTTCGTATCACATTGCAGAGCAGGTTTTGAAAGATTTTGATAGTGTTGCCAAAAACAACGCCATCAATAAGTCTGCGCTCATCGAACTCCTTATTAAGAAGTGGATTGAAGACAAAGATATTTCTTCCGATGAAAAGAAGAAAGGACAGAAATAAATATCGCAAGACTTAGAAAGTAATGAAAGTAAAGATAAAACAGATAGAAGCCAAATCCGCCAATAAGTTCATCACGAGTGACACCAATAAAAATTGTGAATCACTCCACGACTTCAATGCTTCTGCTTTGCCATTTTCTTTCACCACTGACAACCCCACCATCGACAACGTCGCTGATGCCATAAACTTAATATGGTCGACATTAAAGTCTGCATCACCCACTGCCGATGAGGTTATCACTCAAGACATGGAGGCTGATGAGAATGGTATCATCACCACTTCATTGGAGTTGGAGCCTGATGATTTATCTGATGTCATATTGGTTGTCAACGGTGTTTCTTACGATTCCTTTGGTGGTGACCCTGCATTTACGATAAATGGTACTACTGTGGTATGGAACGCCAGTTCTGTGGAGACGCAGTTTGCTTTGGACAGCACTGACAGTGTCATTGCTCAATACACCGTTAAGGGTGAGGCGTTGGTTGTCGCTCCTTTCATTGAAGCTGATTACATTGCTGATAATTACTTCACTAGGGGTGAGACTTCGGTTAAGTACACTGAGATTGCTGAGTTGACGGCAAACGTTGCTGAGGAGATAGTACACAACTTGAGTAGTGACGACATCGTTGTCAGTGTTTGGGATTTGGCTACCAACACTCAGATTGTCGCTAGTATTGTCATCGTCAACGTCAATAGGATAGACATAACGACGACACAGAATTATGCTAGTGTTAAGGTGGTGGTGATAAAATAAAATATTTATAAATAAAGAGATATGGGAATTATTATAAACGAGGCGATATCAACAGATTTGGGTGCTACCGAAAGTGCTTACGTTAATATACAAGAATATCATATAAGTAAAAAAAATATATTAACTTTAATAGTGCAATTATACACCAGTAAGAATAGTCGTGTCAGCGCCACCACTAAGTTGGCGAGACATAGGAACGTACCTCATAAGGTATTTGTCACTTTGGACGATGCCGACAATGATGCTACGGAAACTGACATTTACACATTTGGGTATAATAAGTTAAAAGAACATTTGGATGTTCATTTCGATGGTCTCACCGATGATTGGGATGAGTTAGAAATGGTAGTAATAGAATAAGATGGGAATAAACAGCTACTTCTTTAAAAATATAAAGGCAGAACTCTCCAACGAGGGGTATTGGGATCTTACGCTCTCTTCCGATGAGACGGATTGTGATTTCAACACTCTCAACAGAACGACAGTGTTCAGTGGGGAGACGTACTTTGATTTTGGTAACACTTCATCATTCAGCACCCCATATTCTGGGGTTTGCTCTTTGACATCGTGGGATACAAAAGCACTAAGTGGCTGTACCACAGGATTTACAGGATCGATAACATCAGGATTTACTATCTGTGACATCGGACTCTGTGGTGTTGATAATGGTTTTGTCCCCAACTTATCTGGGGAGACGATGACATTCGTCTCTGGAGATACGAAACTGTGTCTTACAAGGGTGACAGGATCGACATATACATATCCCATGTCGGCAATGACGGGAGGTAGTGAGGGTACTTATATGAACTTCTGTGGAGGATTCTTCCAGGGGTTCTGGGCTCTCGATGGTTATCCCTTTAAGTTGTTACCGAAAAGATATAACTACGGATGGACGGTGGAGGCATTCGTTAAGTTGAGTGGTGATTGTTCATCATTCACTGGTGCCACCTTGAACGACACCCATCCCAACAATAAAGGACTGTTCTTCTTTATGGGTACTCGTGCCGAGAACAAATGGTGCGATAACTTCTCAGGGGCGACAGGACTGTCAACATGTACGGGGATACCACTATCGGCAACATCGGTATGTAATGTCTACGAAACACCATCGGAGAATCCATTCATATGTTACGGCAAATGTGGTAAGTCTGATTTGGTGACATCATGTTCTGAAGATTGCCCCGAGGCATTGTCGGGGGACTGCAAACCAGCGGGGTGTTCAGAATATATAACGTGTACCCATCCTGCCGACTTAGAAGATAACGCTTTTGGGTTAAGGATTAAAGACGATGGTAGTTTAGGATATCGTGCGGCGACATTCAGTGGTGCCTGCCAAACATCGACAGCGACGGGGTCAACATCGGGACAAACGATATATGTCACTGGGGTTACCTTCAGCGAATATTACGCTACGGGAGGGACTGTAAGTAATAATGTATGGTCTCACGTCGCGGTGAGTTACATACCCGATAATGTCTTGGTACATGATTGTGACAACACCCAATACCCCGACCCACACCGTAATGGTAAATTGGTATTTTATATTAACGGGAAAAGGGTTGGCATCCAAGAGAACGTCAGAGAACAGGTTTTCAGGGCCTTGAGAGAGAATAAAGACAAACAGGAGGGAGTACCCTTTAATATGAGTGTCGGGGGTGGAACACAAGGATTGGCAGAATCGAAGACCTTTGGTGGTCCTGATCCTGGAGTGGCAGATTTGCAGATGGAGAAAAACTTTGGCGGAACATTCGTCGGGGGAATATCGAAACTACGATTCCATATCAACGCACTCAACACAGTAGAGATAAGACATAACTTTGAGTTGGAACGAACAAAATACGGTATCGACTCATTCAATAAAAATAGTTGTTAATATTTATAGTAGATGGACTTTTATATACGACAGAACGCAACAAGACCAATATTGAAGATGAAGGTCGTCAACGACGGAAGAAGTGACTACCAGAAGTTTCATGAGGCGATACAGAACGCGGTGATTAAGTTTTCTATGTACGACCCAGATAATGACGTATATAGGATAGGGAGAAGTCCCGCAAGTGTGGTTAAAAGAACGAGCTTGGATCCACTGATTACTGACAGAGATGAGTATTATGTGGTATATGAGTTCACTGCAGCTGACACCTCTAAGTCAGGAACTTTCAAAGGGGAGTTTAGGATAGATTTTCTCGATGGATGTGGCATTTTGATTGCCCCAATCAGAGACGAGTTATTCATCCATATCCTTGAAAGTAATTATTAATCGTTTTTGTGTCATCACCATTTGATTATTTAAAATAGTCAAATATTTATAAAAAAGTGGATTTTTATGGCAATCACAGATGCAGATAAGAATAAGTTATTCAGAAAGGTAAAACATCAGTTAGGTGCTCCGTTAAGAAAGATAGAGCTAACCGAAGAGATGATGAACACATATCTGGAGATTTCCATAGAGGAATATTCAGAGTACATCAACGAGTGGTTGACGGAACATCAGTGGGATGCACTACTTGGTAAGAACGTCAACACCGTCGATATGACGTGGGCATTGACGACAAGACCTTTCGACTACGAAAATCAATATACATACGCATATTCAAAACAGATAGGATTGCAAGTTAATGGTCCTTATGAACTGAAGAAGGATTACATCACCCTAAAAGATGGGCAACAGATATATGAGATCCCTAAAGACAGAGAGATAAATGAAATCTTATGGATAACACCACCAACGATGGATCACGCCCTATGGGGTTATTGGGGTCTCGGTGGAGGAATGGGTATGATGGCAGGTTTCGGATTCCCAGGTTCTGGCATGGCTGGTGGCGGAATGGGAATGGGAGGAGGATATGGAGGAATGTCCATGACTCCAGCATTTGATGTCTTATTAAGGGCATCAGACTTAAACCTTAAACAAAGGATGTTGGCATCGGAGCTAATATATAAAGTAACCGCTGGACCAAACGGTGTTAAGTACTTACACTTACTACCGACACCAGGATCCAAACTATCGTTCTTCGGAGCAACGGCAGGAATGTATAGTCTTATTGGTTGTAAGGTGTGGTACTTTTATTATGATACCGCAGGATTATCACCTGAAGACATTGCCAAATGTAAAGACTACAATAAAGATATTATCACAGCACCATCTGATGTCCCATTGGAGAGTATCGATTACTGTGATTTAAATGCTCAGTCAAGGAACTGGGTAAGAAAATGGTTCTTAGCGGAATGTAAGATGGCTCTTGGTAGGGTCAGAGGTAAGTTCGGAGGGGCTTTGAAAGTTCCTGGTGCCGAGGTTACAATGGATTTTGATTCACTATTGGGTGAAGGTAAAGAAGAGAAGACAGAACTCAAAGAAAGGGTGTCTGCATTCTTGGATAAACTAACAACACAGGCACAGTTGGAGAGAAGAGCCAACGAAGCTGAGCAGTTGAATAAGAATTTATCGTACCGAGCCGTACCGTATCCGATAATTATCATATAAAAAACTTCACCGATGGGGTTCGTAACACAAATTGATTATACACGACAAGTAAGACAGAGTTCTGGTGAGGTACACACTCTTTCAGGATCCACAAACATCTTGGGTAACTTAGATGTTAATGGTTCTATAATGTCAGGGGGTACTGACCTATTAGATATTTTTGTCGGTAGTACTGACATTCATGTAACGGGGGGTACTTACAATGGTGGTACTATTGCCATTGATTATACTGGCAATATTGGTTTCACACCATTCAGTGTCGATGTATCTCCATTATTGGACGATACAAACACATACGTCACTGGCGGTACGTTAAACTCAAGTTATGGTTTGGAACTATTCCACAATAATGGTACTACCGCTTCGACGATTAGTTTATCGGCACTGAGTGATAATGTCATTGTAAAATATGCTACTTCCCTTGCTGAGATGGAACAAGCATTTGATGATTTTAATGCTCCCCCCGCAACTGCTGGGGTGGTTAAATTGGCAAGCACCGTAACCTTAACTGGTGATATCACACTTGATTTTGGTAGTGGTATTGAGTTGTGGGGTGGTGGTAATGTCATTAACATAGGAAGTGGTTATAAAATTATTATTAATGGGTCAAGAGCAACATTTAGAAATGTGGCATTCGTTGGTACTACACAACTCACATCAGGATCCGTCAACAGTCAACAATGTATTGAGGTTGATGATTCTAATTTCGCAATATTTAAAATGCTTGAGTGTAGGTTTACTGATATTGTAGGTACTACAACGGGAACATATGCAACGTCAGCGACAGCGCCCATACATATCCTTGATTGTGCCAACTGGTCTAGTTTTGAATTTCTATTTCTAGGTGTGGGTACACAAGCTTCGGGGGTTGTAAAACCTCAAGGTCCACTTTATATGTTTTGGACATCAGGAGGGAATGACGGTACAAGGATTGTTTTTAAAGATGTTCATAACACTTCACCTGAAATTGAAACTCAATCAACAAGGTTTGTAAGATATAGGGATTCCTTAAAAGTAAGAATTGATGGGCCAACATCTACGACACTTATGAACCAAGTAATATATGATGAGACTTTAACAATAGATTCAGCATCGACATGGCCAGATATGGACTTATATCCTAATATGTATGGGTCGTCAGTCGTGTTAACAGATAATCATCCTACAGTAACGCCAACATACGGTGTACCTGGGGATGTCATAGTGACAGGCTCTACCATATACATGAAACATGGTGATATTGGTTCAGATACAGATTGGTCACAACTAACCGACAATTCCTTATGGTCAACAGGGGTAGGTAGTGATATATATTATGATTCTGGTAAAGTTGGTGTAGGGGAGTCAACCCCAACTGCCACATTACATGTCGTTGGTGATGGTGCAACATCTGCAACTGACGGACTTACGGTAGAAGATAGTGGTTTTAATACGTTATTTCATGTTAGAGATGATGGTTACGTTGGCATTGGTATAGACACACCAACAAGAAATCTAGAGATACTTACCGATGCTGATAGTGGAAATGGCATTATAGTTAACTCAGACTCCAATTTGTCTAATACTTACTCATCTATTAGTTTAAATGTAGATGTTGCTGGTACTACTAGGGGTGGTAGTATATTTTATGGTTCTGATGCTTACGCAGGTAACGGAGGGAGTTTTACTGACCCTGATGGTTATTTGGCTAATACACTTACTATAACCACTGGTGGTGGTAATAGAGGTAGTGTTAATATAGGGACAAGAGATAGTGGTAAACCAATAAGGTTATTTAGTGGTCAGAGTACTGGCACTGGTGCCTTAGACGATGGTAACTTAGGAATGATAATTAGTGGTACAACATCTGGTAACCCAATACGTATTATAATGCCGAACTTACCGACAGCGGCTGCAGGATTGCCGTCAGGTGCCCTGTGGAACAATGGTGGTGTTATCAACATAGTGTAACAAGTCGTTTTTTGTGGGTAAACACCCCAAAAAATAAGTCTTTTGATATTTAGTTGATATTTATTAAAAACCCTCGAAGGAATATGCTTTGGTATATAAATTGAGGTTTAAAGAAATAATTTTTAATAATTAAAAATAATAAAAAATGGCAAATAAAATATTTGTAAGTCCAGGTGTTTTCACATCAGAAAAAGATTTGACATTCGTTGCTCAGTCTGTTGGTGTCACTACACTTGGTATAGTAGGTGAAACAACAAAAGGACCAGCATTTGATCCTGTATTCATTACCAACTACGATGACTTCAAAGCTATCTTTGGTGGATTAAATCCAGAGAAGTTCAAAGGAAGTCCTGCGGTTTCTAAATTTCAAGCACCTTATGTTGCTAAATCATATTTGGAAGAATCAAATCAATTATTCGTAACAAGGGTATTAGGATTTACTGGTTACGATGCTGGTGATGCATGGATTATCAGTGCGGCGTCAAGTGCGACTACTGTTAATGGTCAAGTATTGACTGTTATTAGATCTAGAGGGAAATATAGTAGTAATACATTATCACATGATGTTAATGAAAGTGGTGACACTTGTTCTACTACTGGTTTGACAGCAACGATAGCTGCTGGTGATGTTAAAGGTGACTTTACTTTAACTGCGGCTACGGCTAGCGGAAATCAGATTTATGATGTTTCATTGGATAGTACTAAGAAAAACTATATTAGTAAAGTATTGGGAACTACACCGACAGATAGAGATGATACAGTATTATATGTTGAGGACATTTATCCTGCACTCATTGATAATGCAGATACTATTGGAAGTGGTTTAACAACTTCAATACTTGCAGTTGATGATTTCAAAAACTACCAAGGTAAGTTTCAAACACCACAGTCTCCTTATGTTGTTTCTGAGTTAAGAGGTAATAAAGTATTTAGACTGTTCAGAACGATAAGTATTTCTGATGGTGATAGTGCAAACAAAGAAATAAAAATATCAATAGTTAATATTGATTTCAATAATAAGACATTTGACATTATAGTCAGGGGTTTCGGTGATACTGATGCTAACCTTCAGGTTTTAGAGCAGTTCACACGATGTGATATGAATCCAGCATCCGATAACTATATCGGTAAGAGGGTTGGTACATTGAATGGTGAATACGCTTTAAGGAGTAACTACATTATGATTGAGATGGCTGATAGTTATCCTACGGATGCTTTCCCAGCTGGTTTCGAAGGTGTAGAAGTAAGAACTTACACTTCACCATGTAGTGGTACTACTTTAGTTGCACCTAAGGCTACTTACAATACGTCATATGATACATTGACTACGTCAATAAGAAAAGAATATTTAGGATTCTCTAACATTAGTGGTATTGATGAAAGTTTATTCACATTTAAAGGATTCATATCAGGTAGTGCTGAAATAGGTTATCCAGGTAGAACACAAGGATTCCATATGGACAGTGGGGCAACTACTGCCACCATTGCTTATCTTGGTACTGGTGCAACGACAACTAGTTTCGTAGCTTCTACGGTAGGAGAATTTAGAACCGACGCTAAGGCTGCTGGTACTGACTACGCTAAATCTAACGGAAGGAAGTTCACATTCTTACCTTACGGTGGTTTTGACGGATGGGATGTATTCAGAAGTGAAAGAACTAACGGAGATAACTTTGTTAAAGGAGGTACTTCATATAGTTCAGATTTCTCAGCAAGTGGACCATTCACTGGTTTAGCTGGTGACTCTGATTATTACGCTTACCTTTACGGTGTACAACAATATCAAAATCCTGAGACGATAAATATTAACGTATTTGCTACTCCGGGTATTAACTTTGATATCAACACTACATTGGTTAAGGCGGCTATTGAAATCATTGAGGACGACAGAGCTGATTCATTATATGTTATTGACTCACCACACATTGTCAGTGAAGCTGGAAACAGTGGAAGTGCAACTGGTGACATCGTTGATAAGTTGGCAGATGCCGATATCGATTCAAACTATTCAGCCACATTCTGGCCATGGGAGCAAGTTAATGACGAAGAGAACGGAGTAAGGATTTACTTACCACCGACACTTGACGTTGTTAGAAACATTGCTTACACTGATAATATTGCTTTCCCTTGGTTCGCATCTGCGGGTGTAAACAGAGGATTGTGTAACGCCAACAGAACAAGTTGGAAGTTAACGCAAGACGATAGGGATGACTTATACGAAGCGAGGATTAATCCGATAGCTACATTCTCAGATACTGGGGTTGTAATATGGGGTAACAAAACATTGCAAGTTAAATCATCAGCATTAGATAGGATCAACGTAAGAAGGTTATTGTTACAGGCGAGAAAACTTATATCTGCTGTAGCTCTTAGATTGTTATTCGAACAAAACGACGAACAGGTGAGACAACAGTTCTTGGATTTGGTTAACCCGATCTTAGACAACATCAGACAGGAGAGAGGATTAACAGACTTCAGAGTTACTGTTAGTAGTGATCCTATTGAGATTGACAGGAATGAGTTAAGAGGTAAAATATATATTAAACCTACTAGAAGTTTAGAGTTCATAGAGGTGGAATTTAACATTACACCTACAGGTGCATCATTTGATGACATTTAGTAGGTTTTAAAAACATAAGGCATCATTTATTTTGGGTGATGCTTTATTTTTTGTTATATTTTACTATCTTTGTTTAATAAACACCACTATTAAAATAGGTAATATGAAAGTTTTTTGTAAGAATTGTGGGGGGGAATATGACGACACCCCATATAGAGTTAATAACGGGAAATCAAAATATTGTAGCAGAAAATGTTATAACACCGATAAAAGAAATAAAAAATACGAAGAAAGAACCTGCAAAATATGCGATAACTCATTCGAAGTCAGAAAGAAAGATAAAAAACAAATGTGTTCCGATTCCTGCAGAAACGTTTATTCATCCTCTAAAGAAAGAAACGAAAAGATGATGGAAACGTCAAAGAAAACTTGTTTAGAAAAGTATGGAACTGAAACGTATTTTAATAGTGACGAGTTTAAAGAAAAGAAAAATAAAACAAACATAGTGAGGTATGGACACATACACCCAATGAAAAATAAAACCATATCTGAAAATTTATCAAAAACATTGAAATCAAAAACAATAACGGAATGGGAAGAAATTGATAATAAAAGAAAGAAAACCAAAAAAGAAAAATATGATGATGGGAATTATAATAATAGAGAGAAATTTACAAATACATTACAAGAAAAATATGGTGGTCATCATTTGAGATTGCCAGAATACATACAGAAACAAAAGAATACATTTTTGGATCGTTATGGGGTGGATAGTGTCTTTAAATTCGATGGTATGGTCGAAAAATCAAAATCAGCAATAAAAGAAAAATACGGTACTAAGTTTTATTCTCAGAGCGATGATTACAAAGAAAAACAATTAATAAAAAAAATAAATAACTTAAAAGAAAGAGCAGATAAACAAAACCTGACATTCATAAGTTATGAGAAGGGAACAAAAGGAAATTGTCTATTATTGTGTAATGAGTGTAATCACCAGTTCACACACAGCCAAACCTATAGGGAATACCCAATAATTTGTAGGAAATGTAACCCAATACAAAATAATAATGTATTATCGACAATTATAGAAGATTTTCTTGATTCTTTAAATGTCAAATACCAAAAAAATAACAGACAACTAATAAAGCCTTATGAAATAGATTTTTTAATAGAAGATCATAAAATTGCAATAGAAATTAATGGAAACTATTGGCACTCTGAAATAGGTGGTGATAAACAAAAAAAATATCATATAAATAAAACAAATTTATGCCAAAAAGAAAATATAAAATTAATACATATCTTTGAAGATGAAATATTATATAAAAAAGATGTGGTATTCTCAAGGTTAGAACAAATTTTAAATAAAACTAATAATGTAGTTTATGGAAGAAAGTGTATAATTAAAGAAGTATCTAATGAAGTTAAAAAGTCTTTTTTAGATGATAACCACATACAGGGTAATACGGTAGACAAATATAGGATGGGTTTATTCAAGGATGATGTGTTAGTATCTCTGATGACTTTCTCATTAAAAAGGGCAATCTATGGAGGTGTCTATGAAGATGGTGTTTATGAGTTGGTTAGATTTTGTAATAAAAAAGGCACTTCTGTTGTGGGTGGGTTTTCTAAGTTATTAAAGTATTTTGAAAACTCTTACAACCCAAAAAGTATTTTCTCATTTGCAGATATTAGATGGTCAGGTGTTGATGATACCAAAACTGTTTATAGTAAAAATGGGTTTGTTTTTGATGGTATAACACAGCCAAATTATTGGTATGTCGATAGGAAAAAATACTTATATAGATATAATAGGTTCACCTTTAGGAAGAGTGTTTTAGTCTTAGAAGGTTATGATGAACGTATGACAGAATGGGGAATAATGCAAAGTAAAAATTTTGATAGGATATGGGATTGTGGAAATATGAGGTTTTTTAAAACTTTTTGATATTTATTAAAAAAGAATAATTCTAATACTATTATTGAATTAAAAAAAAATAAGAAATGAAAAAAGTAAGAATAACTAAGGAACAGTTGGAGTCGATCGTTGAATCAACTTTAAATGTAGAAAACACAGAGGTGGTTACCGAAGAAGTTTTAAATGAGACATTTGACATGGGATTAATTGCCGAATTGTTTAAAACGATTGCAAGTGGCGATATGGCTCTTGCGATTAAGTATGTTGCACAATTTGACGGATTACAGGAGTTTTTAGGCTACTTAGGTGGTTTGGGGGTTTCGGGTATGATGTTTGCTTATATTAAAAGTAAGATGGATAGTTACTTTAAAGAGAATCCAGAATCATTACCTAATAAGTAATATTTAAAATTCACATAAGATATAAAACCCCTTAGAAATAGAGGGTTTTTTTATTTTATAAACTTGTAGACAAAATCCAATACTTTTTGGACATCGTCCATTATTCTGTCTAAGAATAAAGCCACTAAATTTACAACACTAATCACGCCATAGAACTTAACTGATTCGATGTCGTTAAATATTATTGATGCGATTAATAGTATTGAACATAATGTCAATCCCACTATTGCTATTTTTTTACTAAACTTTTTCATAACTATTGTTTTTAATGTTTAAGAATACTCTAATATACAACAATTTTCTGAGAAAACCAAATTTATCTTTAAATAAATTTGTAAGTATTTATAATAAATAGTATATTTGTACAGATGAAACGTATTATTGTAACAGAAAAACAAATTAGGGGCGTAATTAGTTCCATTGTGAGTGAAAGTTCTAATATAAGGGGTTATATGTTCGACTGGGACGACAATATTCTATTCATGCCTACAAAGATACGCATGGAAAAGAAAGACGGTGAGAGGTGGATTCCCATCGAAGTTTCTACCGAAGAGTTCAGGGATATCAGACAAGATCCAAACTACAGATTATTAAACAACGACCCTGCTGAGGCATTTAAAAACTTCAGGGACGACAACAAATACATTGAGGACGTAAGATCGGCATTAGATAGTGAGAGTTACGGTCCAAGTTACGAAAAGTTCATCGAAGCAATAAAATATGCAAATCCATTTTCAATAATAACGGCAAGGGGACATTCTCCCAGTGCTCTCAGAAAGGGAACGTCAGAGTTGATATTCCATGCATTGAGTGATGAGGAGATAAAAGAACTTGCAACAAAGATTAAGGAGACATTAAAAATGGATGCCGACGAATATGCCGATAATATGGTTATCGATTATTATTTGGATGCTCAGAAATACAATCCCGTTTCTTCGGAGGAGTTCATCGATAGGATGAGAGGAAAAGAAGGGGGTGGTGACATCGACGCTTCTAACCCTGAGGTCGGAAAGAAGTTGGCGATAGAGGAGTTTGTTGACGGTGTTGTCCGTGAGGTTGAGAAAGCCATTAATAGGGGTGATAACATCGAAAACATAAGTTTCGGTTTCTCCGACGACGACAAAGGAAACATCGAGGTAGCTGAGAAGTTAATACAGGACACTTTAAACAAAAAATACCCTGACGTTAAGTTCGTCGTTTATGACACTGGCGATGCGGGGGACATTTTAAAAATCAAAAAGTACTAATCTCGTATTTTATATTCCCACAGTCGTAGATACGATATATTTTCCTTTCCATCATTATTTCTTTTTCAGTTTTGTTTTCATCGAATCCTTCTTTTATAAGGACATCTTTTCTGAAGTTGAATCTATGCATTCTTTTGTTTCTATTGATGTACCAGTAGTTTGGTTTCGTTTCTGATGTCTTATCAAACCCCAGTTTTTCATACATTGTCCCTGTGAACCATCTTTTATCACAATATGAGATGATGTGTTGTGGTTCATATGTGTTAACAAAATATTTAAACAGTTTCGATGCTCCTCCGATTATATTGGTGTTAAGGATATTGGCATAACGTATCAGCTCCCACGTTCCTTCTTTGTGTTTATTCCCTGTCACTCTTCTATTCTTCCCAAACGTCATCACTGCCACCAGTGTTTCTTTATAGTACAAACCTATCCTCACTGATGATCCACCGTTTCCTTGGATGTGATTATGATTAAAGAACTTTGCCGACACTTTGGAGTTTATCTCTTTGATGGTACATTTCCTTGCTCCGATTTTATTATTCAGTCCGAGGGTATTTCTTATTATCGATTTACAGATTTCTTTTTTCGTTGTCCATTCGTCTTCGAATATTTGTATGAGGTGATAATCTTGTTGTTTTGCCATTTCATGTTTGGTGATGTGGTATTTATCATCGACAAAGAGTTCTGAGTGCCATATCAGTCCGTTATATTCTATCCCTATCTTTTTTGTTGGGATGGTAATATCTATTTCTTTTGGTTTTATTATCGTTCTATCATTTTCTTTGTATGGTATATTAAGTTGTGATATGAATGTTTTAACTTCATTCTCTGAGTAACTGGTTTGTTTATCTACGGGGTTACAGTTTGTGCAGGGTTCAACATTAAGAAAGTCTCTGTTCCACAACACGCTTCTGTTGATGGTGTATTCATCATCACATTTATCACATTTAATTTTTATATCGTTTTTATTTATTGTCATTATGTTTAGGGTGGAGTATTTGTTGATGAATTTATCTCTTTTTGTCTTCTCAGACTTTTTTATTGATTTTTTCGTTAGGAAAGAGTATGGCACACCATATTTCTCAATCATTTTGTTTTTTATCTTATCTTTGACTGTTGATGCTTGTAATGGATAGTCGGTGCCATGTTTTTTTCTACACTTCTTTATGAGTTTATCGTGGAACTCTTTTACTTTCATGGGATTATCGACACCATATTTCTCTATTAATGTTTTTTGTGATTTATTTTTAAACTCTTCTGTTTCGGTATAGTAGTTGGTGCCATATTTCTTTTGTATTGTCATCTTTATCTTTTCCTGTCGTTTTGGAGATTCGTTGGCACATCTTTTAGAACAATATTCTCCGTATCCTTCAGTTATTGATCGTTTAAATGACAGATCTTTTTCGCATATTTCACATTTAGGTATATTTTTTTTATTTTTTATGAAGTGCCATATTTGTTGTTTAAATGGTAGTCTGTTAAGCTTGTATTTTTCTGAAAAAAGTATAATTTTTTCGTATATTTCGGGAAACTTATCTTGTAGTGATTTGGGCTTTGTTTTCCACCCTGATCTGTTGTCGGTGGTGAAGAAAACGTATAAATTTTTAAAATTTCCCATATTTTAGATATTTATAATAAAGATAATAAAAAATAACAATAAAAACAAAAAAATAAAGATATTATGGCAGATTTATTACTTGGGATGCCCTACACATATGAACCGAAAAGGAAGAATAGATTTATATTCAGGTTCCCCACAGAGTTGGGTATTGCAGAATGGTATGTTCAGAGCGCAGGGAGACCTAGTTTAGCACAAACTGAGGTGGAGATTCCTTTCCTTAACACAAAAACATGGGTCATTGGTAGATTCGAATGGAATACCATTGATGTAACGTTCAGAGATCCAATCGGTCCTTCAGCTTCACAAGCATTGATGGAATGGGTGAGATTACATTCTGAATCTGTAACTGG